CGGACCTGAAGGTCCTACCGGACCAACAGGGGCTACTGGACCTACGGGACCTGCGGGAAGTACAGGACCGGAAGGTTTAGTTTGGGAAGGAACATGGTCTAGTGGTTCTGTATCTTATCAAGTAGACGACGCAGTTTACTATTCTGTTGACGAATCGTCATACATCTGTATTCAAGCACATACTTCATCCGGCTCTATATTACCTACTAATACTTCTTATTGGAGTATATTAGCATCAGCCGGAGATACAGGTCCTACCGGACCTACTGGTGCGACAGGACCCACAGGACCTATTGGACCCGATGGTCCAACTGGCCCGACTGGACCCACCGGACCAACTGGCTCTACTGGTCCTACTGGAACGGCAGCAGGGTTTGGTACACCTACTGCTAGTACAGGGCCTATTGGGGTAACAGCAAGCGGTCCTGATACCGCTAAAGTATTCGCATTTTCTATACCACAGGGTGCTACGGGACCAACTGGACCTACCGGCCCTACTGGTGCAGACGGTCCAACAGGTCCTACGGGTCCGACAGGACCAACTGGTACTGCGGCAGGTTTCGGTACACCAACTGCCTCTACCGGACCTATCGGAGTTACCTCTAGTGGTCCTGACACAGCAAAAGTTTTCGCATTCTCTATACCCGCAGGTGCTACTGGGCCTACGGGTCCAACAGGTCCAACAGGACCGGATGGCCCAACTGGACCTACTGGACCTGCTGCGGGCTTTGGAACTCCAACCGCTTCTACTGGACCAATAGGTGTAACAGCAAGTGGGCCGGACACGGCTAAGGTGTTTGCTTTCTCGATACCTCAAGGCGATACAGGACCGACAGGCCCTACGGGTCCAACAGGTCCAACGGGACCTGAAGGTCCTACTGGACCAAGTGGCGGCACAGGTTCTATTGGTGGTTTAGATGATGTATTAATGGATGCTACTAATTTTACTGATGGATTTTTACTTCAACCAAATAGTGATGGTTCAGCCCCAACAACAGGAACATTATCTAATGCTATTGAAAATATAGGTCTAGGAAAGAATGCCTTAAGTTCATTAACTTCAGGAGACTATAATATAGCAATAGGTACAGATGCTCTTAGTTCAGTTACAACTACTTCGGGTTCAGTAGCAATAGGTCAATGGGCATTAAATGATGCAAATACACATAGCGCTGTGGCAGTAGGTAGGTATTCTTTACGATTTTCAACTGCAAGTGGTAATACTGCTGTTGGTTATGCGGCAGGTAGAGGTGTTTCTTCAGGAGATGCAAACTCAAACTTTGAAAGAGGAACGTTTGTTGGATATGGTGCTGGACTAAAAGGGGCTAAATCGGGTCAAACATGGGCTACTGCAATAGGTTATCAAGCAGGTTCAAATGATGTAATAGGTGCTTATTCAACTTATGTTGGTGGGAGAGCAGGTTATCAAGCAGGAGAAGGGCAACAAAATACAGCAATTGGTTTTTATGCAATGTATGGTAATTCTGCTACCACAACAAACTTTCAAAGTAATACAGCAATAGGCGCTAGTTCTATGTATTGCACTTCTGCTAGTACCGCATCAAATAACGTAGCAGTAGGCGGATTGACGGGATATTCACTTACAACAGGGAATGCTAACACACTAATAGGTTATCAAGCAGGATGGAAATTAACTTCAGGAACTCAGAATGTAGCAGTTGGTTTTGATGCTTTAGGAGATGTAACAACCGGAGCAAGAAATATAGGAATTGGTTATAATGCTGCTAATAATTTTGATACTGAATCAGATAACATAGCAATTGGTTATGATGCTTTAGGTGGTGCTTCTCTTGCCGGTGCAGAACAAAATGTATCAATCGGTAATTATAGTGGAGACGCAATTACAAGCGGAGATGGAAATACAATAATCGGACATCTTTCAGGTAGTGCAGTTACAAGTGGAACTGAAAATGTGACTATTGGTATGCAAGCCATGAGAAATGCAACAGGTTCTTACAATACAGCAGTAGGAAAGGATGCGCTTTATGCGGCAACGGGCAATAAGAACATAGGGATAGGATATACAGCCGGAGATAACATCACTTCGGGCGCAAATAATGTCGTCATAGGTGCGGCTGATGTAACCGCAACAGGAGACGACCAATTATCAATAAGTTCCGGTGATGGTGGCGTTACTTGGATTACAGGAAACTCAGATGGTGGAGTATCTATTGGAGATGTTGAACAAAGAGGAATTACAGTTGCGGCAACATCAACTGCTAACAATTCTTATCTGACTCTATTAGATTTACCAACCGCAGACGGCAAGGCTATAACCGCAAGTGTGCATATTACAGATTCAACAAATAATGAAGTTCAAACAGAAATGATTGTTGCTCATTTCGATGGGACAACTGTAAATTATACTACTTACGGGCAAATATTTGATGGTGCGGCGGCTATTGGAGTTTTAGAAGTTGATTATGAGCCTGTCGGAAGTAGTATGATTTTAAGATTTCAAAATACACAAGGTTCAACAGCAACATTAGCGGGTTCCGTACACGCTACTATACACGCATGAGGTGATTAAGAATGGGAAGGCAACCGTTTAGACAAATGAAAAATGATGGAACGATGGAAGAAGCGGGTAGTGCTTCGGGTGGTGGTGTTTTCACCACAGGATTGACTGATTCAACGAACACATTCTTGCTTGTGAGTGAAAACATTTGGCCGCTACATTCGTGTCCTATTTTTGGGTCAGAATATAATTCTGTATTGACAAGTAAAAGTTACGATAATTCTCATTTATATATATCTTGGTGGCCGTTTATTGCACCAAAAAGCGGAGATATAAGTGCGATAAACATAGCAGTGGGAACTGCGACTACAACCGCTTCAGATGTGTTAATTGGTATTTACGATAGTGAAAACGGCTACATCAATGACTTGTTGGGTTGCGCTCAATTCGATAGTTCTGTAATGGCTTCAACAGGCGTCAAAGAGCAAACATCAATTTTGTCTAATCATAATGGCAGTTCAGCCACTATAACTTTGGTTGAGGGGAATAAGTATTTTTATTGTATGAAGAGAGATAATGGAGATAATCAAACTTTGTTTTTCAATGCAGTTCCAAATAACTATGGCTATACAATCGGAAAGTCCAATGTCAACAAACATGGAAGTACGGGGTATTTTGGATACCATAATCATAACACAGAACTACCTGCGTCTGAAAGTAATGTGGGTTGGGTTCAACACACTTCCAGAAATAGGATGAGATGTTGGATAAAAATGTGAGGGATTTGAAATGGATAGAACTGTGCAAGTATATGATGGCCCAACATTGATAGAAACACGAACCTTTGAGGTGGATTGGGATACAGTTAGATTAGAAAGAGATAGGTTGTTGGTTGAAACAGATATGTGGATGCTTGCTGATAGATACAACACCTTAACAGAATCACAACAAACAGAATTAGCCAATTACAGGCAGTTACTTAGGGATTTGCCTGCTACTTATTTTGATGAGAGTGATTACGATGAAGAAACGGGTTTGGGGTCAAAGGGAGCGAATGATGCGGCAGACAACTTCCCCACTCCCCCTGATTGGTTGTGAAAGCCGCACCTGAATTGACAATTCAATTTAATTTTACTTAGATACACTTTAAATAAGCAATACAGGCTGATTTGTATATGCAGTATCCAAACTGGTTACTATACGAAGAAATACTAGACAAAGAAACCTGTGAAAGATGGATAGAAGCAGGTAAGTTAGTAGAACCACAAGAGGCATCTACTTTTAACAAAGATGACAGCCATAGAAAAACACAAATCCGATGGCTACAAAACGAAGGCGTCTATCAAGAAATGCATGATGTTTTTAAGAAAATTGCTTTAGATGCAAACCAATATTTTCAAACTACAATAACCTATTTGCCACCGTTACAGTTTACAGAATATGCTGATGTCGGACACAAATACGATATGCACCACGATGTCAACTACAATAGACAAGATGGGTTTCATAGAAAACTTAGTATTGTCGTACAACTAACCGACCCTAGCGAATATGAAGGTGGTATATTAACTTTCTCACATACACAAAATCCTGACCCCGAAGCACTAATAAAACAAGGCTCGATAATTGTTTTCTATTCTTACCTAGAACATGGCGTAAGTCCGATAACAAAAGGTTCAAGAACTAGCCTTGTTGGGTGGTTTGAAGGACCACGTTGGCGATAATTTAACTAACGCCAATAGTAGTTAGTATCATGAGCGAAAGCACTAGCGTAGCGTATATCATTTCCTTAATAATAATTCTTGGTATGGTAAGCCCTTCGTTTAGTTTAGAGTCTTTAGAAAGAGACGGTGTTATTACCTGTAACAGTGTTACTGGCGAAGTTATAGAAAAAGAAGCGCCTGTTACTCTTGTTGTACAAGTAAATGATAGTGTAGGTAATAATGTAAAAAGTTATGATGTTTTTGTAAGCCCTAAAGCCTTCGCTAATTATAGTATCGGTGATACACATATAGAGCCTATTTGTACGATAAGTGATTATGAATACTACAAAGAAATTATAGATATGTTACTAGAAAGTGGTATTCTAGGCGAATGATACTCTTTAAGTATGTCTCATGATTTGGCTTGTATATGTCTGTCGAGGACAGAAAGATTAGGAAGGGAAAAATTGTGTACACACCGCCTGAAAAATCATATACCAATGTAAACATTGAAGAGACACTTCATGGGTTCAAGGTATATCGAGTGGGTGCGACCAAACCTTTTAGCGTTATTCCATTCTCGGCAGTTACACAAATAATTTATGAGCGTGAATAAAATGAGTGGAAACAATACAACAGCCGAGACTTGCTTAAATGCATTAAATGAAACAGTAGACTGCATACCCCTAGATTCATCATCTTTACTTGGTGATATAGAGATAATCTTACTAGCATTAGTAGGATTAGCGGGAATAGGTGTATGGCTTTACAAAAAGTTCTTGGTACTAAATGCTGACGGTAAAATAACTCTTGATGAGATTATTGACAACGTAGATGAGGTAAAAGAAAAACTTGTAGAGGCAAAAGCGGAACTAAAAACTCTAGATGAAACTCTTGAGTCCCGTAATGTTGCTGAATTAAAGGCTATGCTAAAAGAAAAGGGGCTTGCTGTTAGCGGTAAGAAATCAGACCTAATTGCTCGATTGAAGGCGAGTATGGATGAATGAAGATAGCGTTATTAGTATAAGATTAGATAATTTAGAAGAAACTGGAAGAAGGCATGAAAGACTGATTGAGCAACTAGTTCAGTCTAACATGGATATGAAAACGGGTCTTGCACAGGTGGCTACTGAATTAGAAGTTACTAACGGTCTTATTGCATCCTATATGTCAAACACTCAAAAGATTACATTGGCATTAATAGCAATAGTGGCAGGGGCTATGGGTTTATCAACGCAGATGTGATATTATGAATCAAGAAGAATGGCATATATGGTGTAGCGACGTTACACAAAGATTAGGAAACCTTGAAAAGACACTCAAAGCGTATAATAAATCACAAAAGCGTATGCTTTATAGTATTTTAGTAGGAATGGTGTTGTTGAATGGTTTATTATTGTACTACAAATGATGTTGGCTCAAGACTAGGTTTAGATTCGGCACAACGTACAAGAGCATCTAGTAGATTGACTAGTGCTATAAGAAGGTCAACAATAGACATAGACCAATGTTTTAGAGATTACGGTAGAGATGTTCCTAGTAAAAGCATCAAAGATACTACACTAAATGGTAGCGTGGTCGCAGGTGCTAACACAATTACACTCACTAGTTCTACGGGCTTTAGTTCTGCCGGTAACGGT